AAAAAATAAAAAGAAAAAAGAAAAGAAAAGAAAGAAAAGATAAAATAGATATATAATTAAGTCCTAAGTATTGTTATTGCTATTAGAATTAGTTAAGAGATAATGTCATTGGTAAGATCGATGATTTCATGGCCATCGCGGAGATCGATACGGAGATTGGGGACATCGATGATAGCAGGGACGGTAGGAGTAGTCCAAACGTCCAAGATGTCATTGTCAATGGGACCAACAACGTCGAAAGTAGCAATGGAGTCGGTATCGAACGGTACATCGGCGCCATCGTCAGAGGTTAAGTCGATAACATAGTGAACTTCGTCGGGATAGATGAACTGATACCAGATGTCAATGATAGGAGCATCGACGCAACGCTGAAGAGTTGGAGCCCAGAACAACTTAGCAGTGTAATGTGGATTGAACTTGTAGCCGCAGATAAGCATGTCCATGTACATAGTGAACTCGTTGTACATCATGAGGGTCCACTTCTGCTCTAGGAAGTAACGCTCGGCACGGTTGGTCAACTGATCGATGTCATAGTAGGTGTTAAAGGCATAGAAGTAATGTTTACCAGCGATCTCTTTGAGCTCGGCACCGGCCCACTGACGGTCAGACGCCATTGTGGCGATACAAGCAGGGCTATCGTCCATAAGGTTGGCATACACATGGTTAGGGAGGTTGTGCTCGTCCTCTACTTGGTTCATAATACGTTCGAAGTTCCTCATGATTGATCACTTTTGTGTTTTATGAGATGATAAAAGTGCAAATGTGAAAATTATGAAGCTGAAGTACGACTAAAATCCACTCTACGCTTCTCGAATGACCGATGACCGGGGTTCGGTTCTCGATTTGGTACGATTCAAGTGGGACTTGAATAGTTCTTCCGCTTAGAAAGTCCGATTCCCCGATACGAACTCCGTTAACCCGAAGCACGTGCTAACGGTTAACCGTCATATAACGGTTTAACGGTTTTTGCTAGGGTTTTGCTAGGGTTAAGGGCAAGTTAGGGTTAGGGTCGCACCGCGAGGTAACAAGGTTAGTAGGACGAAGGGAGTGGTTCTCCCGTAGGACAAGGACAGACGGCAGTGTACGAAGGGGACCTAGCAACACCAAGTACACTTAGGAGAGGCTGGACTAAGTGAGTTGTATTTGTGATCACCTTTAGGTGATCATCAGGTACTACGAGAGCGTAGCGGTAAAAAAATAAAAAAAAAGAATTAAGAAAGAGAAAAAAAGGAAAACAGGGAACTTAATTTAGCTGTGTAACAGCGCTATGGGGTGACTAAAAAAGACTAAGAATCTCTAACGTCCCCAGATGTTAGTAGGATCTCTACCAGTCTTACAGTATGAAAAGAAGGGGGGTTCAGAATAGTTGCTAACCCCACCGGGGTTAAAGAGCATGGATTGAGGCTCTAAACTATCCATCTTAAGAGGCCAATAAGTATCTGCATGAGCAAGAGCCTTTTGGTAATCCCCGCCGAACTCGCGCCACTCGCCAGTTTGGTCTATAAAGGCCGGAGGGTGGTCTTGATCGGGGATGTTCAGGGCCCCATCGGCCCTGTGGGTAGGATAGAAACGTACTTCTGTAACACGACGCCAGAAAGGGTGGAACTGCTTTGGATCATCTTTCCAAAGTTTGTGGAACCAGCCAGCCGGATGAACGTTACTAGTGAAAATAACGGTTTCATGGTTCAGCTCACCACCAGAATTTTTGATATTGATGGTGGGACCGGACTTTCCAATGTCGCACACTTCTTTCAATCGGCTAAAGGCCTCTTGGCCTGTAAATTCCTCGAAGTGGACAATCCTTTGCCCATTGTAGGCCGATCTGCCAGCTCCCCAGAAATGGCCATCGTCAGGGTTTCGACGATAATAGCGCTCTTTCTGGGTTTCACCCTCACGGGGGTCCCAATCGTGGGCAGTCGTGGTCTTACCAGTACCACCGGCACCGTAGAGGATGATAACATTGGAGATGGTTCTTCTTGGGTCAGAGGCACGGCGCCCTGCATGGTATTTTTGACCCCAACTGCAGGTGCATAAGAGCTTTTTGGAGTGATCGCTCTCATGGACTATTTGGTCCCATGTCCAGGAGCGTGGCTTCGATTCAATCCATAAACGTTGCTCTTCCGTGTTCTCTTCCTTCGACTGAGTAATGGTCTTTTTGGACCGTCCATGTTTACACCCGTCGTCATAGGCGACTGGAAACTTGCAGCCATGCCAAGTAAAGATGGTTTCACCAGGAGCACGCTTGGCGTCATCGAGTACATAATTGATCGCAGATTGACGTTGTTTTTTAGAAACCGTGCGAGCTTTCTTTATATGGACCCTATGGTGATACTTGCGGAATAATGCTGCTGTACGCACGAAGCGCAGACGCCGACTTCTGACGCACTCAAAGTATATATGAGCATGTAAGGCACCAGTCCTAGGACATATTTCAAACTGTCCACACCAGCATTGGAAATTGTCAGGGTTAGGTCCGAAATAGGTCTCAGGCTTAAGCCAACGCCTATCGTTGTCCTTAGGGAAGAAGGTGACTATGCAGCGGCTAAGTAAATCAGCCTTAGTGACAGATCTGTAATCCCCTATCATGCAAGACGTAATATCGTCGAGATGATCATCATCAGGGTCTAGCGGGAGCCCCAAAGGGAGTTGGTCCTGCTTATACACTGGAGGTGCTAGATGAATCTGTGGATGCGGTTGTGGAGGTGAGTCGTCTTCGATACACTCCTCCACCCCCTCCTCCGGTGGGTCTAACCCGCCTCCACCTGATATATCTGAGGGCGTTTCGAATTCTGCACATGAGCCGCCTTCTATCGGCATCACCAAGTCCAGCCACTCGTCTAGCTCGCGGTTGTTCGAGTCTAGTGGCGTTGTCGATGATGATGCGGTGATTTGATCTTCCAATGGACATTGTTCCATGATGATTAAAATTTGAGCATTGAGTGTGAACTGTGACTTGGCATCGATCACAAAAATGTTCCAGAACCAGAAGCCCTGGAAGCTCACTGAACTGGAATTCATTTGTGTTCCTACACGACTCAAATAACTGATTTAACTTAACAGTTTCTACGTTACCCGTTAGGCTAAAAGGGGTGAGCCCGAGGCTTGTTCGAATCTCGCCAACTGGCCTGCCAGGAACCCCTTTTTGGAGCAGGCTCCCGCCGCTCGATACATTTTCACGTGAGCTTGCGAGCGTAGAAAATGTGTAGGCGGGACTAGCGACGCATTGGAGCGATCTGATTGGTCTAGACAAACGGGTACAGTTAAGGGCTTAAGTAGTACATAAGCCCCAGCCACGTGCTAACGGCTGTGCAGCAAAACGGATAAAATAACATTCTTCGTTTTGGTGCACAGCACGTAGAAACTGTACCAGGAGCCTACGTACACTTTTTGAATCCCACCACCAAAAGTGAGTAGGCGACCCCCCAAAAGTGTACACTTTATAAAGGGTACACCCCCCGCTTTAGTTTTAGGTACCGCTCATAAAACAAGAAGCAGTACTGTAAGTATGGCGCGTAAAAAAAGCACACCAAGGAGAAGAAAAGCGGTTAAACGCCGGCGTACCGTTAGGAGACGTCAGTCTCCTAAAGCACGGGTTCGTAGTACAACTACGAAAGCCAAAAGGCGTATATCGCCCTCGGGCTCAGGCTCACAGCACTTAACTGTGAGAAAGCAGCCCTTTTCGAACGCAACTTCACAACCAAAGATTCTTGACGGAGCCCTTACCTCCTCGTTATCGAGGAGGCTTCAGAACGTGATCGGTTTGACAAATGGGAATGGGGGTCTCGGAACCGAGATCATGCACATTTTCTTCGCCCCCACGCTTGGAATTCCATTGATAGCAATGAATTCTGCTGAAGGGGTCGCTCTCCGTCCATCATCTTCCGCAGACCCATTTTTCATCGGATTCCCCGGTCAAACTATTAAGTTTGACTATGTTTCGTCCGGTACTACACCTCCAGCTACAGGAAACCTAGTGACGTTTAGTAACGAATGTGGGTTTTCTAAATGGAGAATCGTGAGCCAAGGGCTTCGAATGGAGTTAGCTAACAGTGACGAAGAGAATGATGGGTGGTTTGAAGCGGTTCGCTTTAACTGGAGGAACAATCCAGCGGATATTTGTTTCACTCCGATTGATGGTACGCTAGGTGGGGCCAAGACGACGGACTTTGCTGTAGCCCCTAGTCCGGTTGGCATGTACGCATTAAAGGACATGGCAATGGTGGAACAGCCTGGGTACACTACAGGCTTACTCAAGGATTTGAAGAATCATGAGTTTATGTTACACCCACAGAGTACGACTCATGATCCAATCATATTGGAGCAGAGCTACGAGGGTACGATTGGAACCACCGCGGCAGATGATATGTATTACTCTGTTACTTCCGAAGTCTTTGAGCTTGGGAATACAGTAAGAGGTAATACTATGAAGAACTCGTTAGTTGATAATAACATGGATTGGATTTACCTCCGACTCCATTGTAGGACAAATAACGGTACTACTTCTAACGGTTCTAAACTGATAGTTAACGCTATCCAGAACCTTGAAGTATCTTTTAATCCCTCCAGTGATTTCGCGGCATTTCAAACTATAAATAAAATGCATCCACAACAGAAGAAGGTCGATGATCAGCTTAATAATTCAGCTGAAGCTTCTAACAAGAGGCAAAAGACCGGCGGAGGTTAGTGATGTATTTTGTTTAGAGTTTGTCTGGTGTATTTTTAACGTAATATTTTGTTTCCTCACATACAGAATATGAAGGAGAAAATATTGAAGATCCTCCTGAATTGGTTGAGGAAGTTAGCCCTGATATGCAGAAGGCCCGAGACGAATTCAATCTCAGTCTCAATCTCGGAGGAGCGGCAGAACCAGGATATTGGAGTGAATATCTTGATCAGGCCGATATTGAGACGTTCCACCAACAAGCTTACGCCAATGCGGATGGGCTCGCTATCCGTATCAACCCGGTTACCGGATACAAAGAACTCTACGTCTCCGGAAGCCGGGGAGTAAGGGATCACATACAGAATCTAGCCGAAGGCCTATCACGAGGAATCGATGATTACGATGAGTGGTTAGAGGCCTATGGCGCAGGAAAGAAGGCTGAGACATTATGGACGGAAACTGGTTGGGGAAAAGCACGTGCTGCGGATCCTATGGATCAGCAGGCCTTTGAATGGGCCAAGACTGCTCTAAGTGGCTCAGAACTTGCACGTGATTATTGGACTCAGTATATAGATACTGTTATTGAGGCTGAAGGCGTAGAAGTTGTCTACGGCCATAGTCGTGGCGCAGCCACGATTTCAGGCTTAAAGTCCAATGTTAAGAAGATCGGTCTTGACGGAGCTATGTATATAGCAAAGGAAGACACCGAATTTACTAATTTAGCTAATGCTAATCTTCTTATACCGCAGCTTCCGGGTGTTGTCGATTATGCGATATCCGGTGGCTATAAGCATAATGTTTACCTACCCAACAGGGCATTTCATGATGTTGCCCGTGGTAAAGACGTTGAGAAGAAACCGAAGCCAACTGGCGAAGCCAGTGCAGCTCAAAGAAAGAAACAACGTCGCCAAAGACCACGCGCACAGAAGTCTCGCGAGAGAGTGAAGGAGCTTGATAAGCTTTTAGGCCGTAAAACGGACGATCAGAAAAAAGCTCAATACTTGCGCAACAGACGTAAGTATTTCAAGTGGAAGAAGCATTATAAAGATGCGAAGCGTCTTGGAAAGATCGTATACGAATCTTACAAGAAACATCAGGAACTGAAGAGTGGAGTTTACCGCCGTAGGCGGTAGTCAGTATAGAAGATCGAGTCTGTACTGACGTAAGCATCCGTGATTGACAATTACCACGACTTAAAAGAATTTTTAGAAGTTTTGGTATGTTAGTTAATTTAAGGATGTAAGCTCCCCCCTTTAGCGACATTTAGGTGGGTAGTGTTTTAAACTCTAAGGGATGAGTGAGTTCACTACCCTTTTATTTTTAGGGAGAATGGGGTT